TTACACTACAAAACCTGATTTAAGATATTCTATGGTAATTAAATCTGGAATGGAAATTGCTGCAAGCACAGGTGTAACATTTATTACGCAGGAAGATTGTAATTTTAAATTTTCAAGTTCTTACGATCCTTTAGAAATTAGTATATACGAAAGTTCAGGTAATGTTCCGACAACTTATTTATTAAAAAAATCTGTCAAAGCTAGTAGTGGTACAATAGCTGTTGAGTATTTTACATTTAATGCTGCTGAAAAATATAAAAGAATTGCTTTAGCTAATTCTAATATAACAGAAATAATTAGTTGTACAGATAGTGATGGTAATGATTGGTATGAAGTTCCATTTTTAGCGCAGGATACAGTATTTGAAGATATGCAAAATACAGAAAAAAATGACGATGATTTATATCAATACGCTGACCAAGCACCTTACTTATTAAAACTTATAAAGACATCAAGAAGATTTACAACATTTATTAGAGAAGATGGTAGAACTGAATTGAGATTTGGAGCTGGAACATCAGATAGTCCTGATGAAGAAATCATACCTAATCCCGACACAGTTGGTTCAGCCTTACCAGGCTCACCAAGTTATTTAAATACTGCTTTCGATCCTTCTAATTTTTTAAAAACGAAAGCGTATGGACAAGCACCATCTAATACTCAATTGACAATTACATATAGATATGGTGGTGGTATAGACCATAATGTAAATTCAAATACTATTAGAGATATACAATCTATAAATGTCACAACAGACCAATCAGGTTTAACTGCTTCACTAATAGCCAGCACAAGAGCTTCAATTGCTGTAAACAATCCTATACCAGCTACAGGTGGTAGAGATGCTGAAAGTATTGTAGAAGTTAAAAATAATACGTTAGCTTATTTTCAAGCACAACAAAGAGCAGTAACTAAAGAAGATTATATAACGAGAATATATGCTTTACCAACTAAATATGGTAATGTTGCAAAATGTTACATTGTGCAAGATACACAATTAGATAGTAAATCAGGTGCTAACGCTGATAGTAGAGTAGCAAATCCATTGGCTCTTAATTTATATACATTAGGATTTGATGCTAGTAAAAAATTAACTAATTTAAATAAAGCTGTAAAAGAAAATATACAAACTTATTTAACACAATTCAGAATGGTTACTGATGCTGTAAATATACAAAATGCTTATGTCATAAATATAGGAGTTAAATTTAATCTATTGACTAAAGCAGGATATAATAAAGATGAAGTTGTTTTGAGAGCTATACAAAAAGTTAAAGAATTTTTTGACATTGATAAGTGGCAAATTGGACAACCAATTGTAATAGCTGATTTGGCTTATCAAATATCTTTAACAGATGGAGTATCTGCTGTAGTAGCTCCTGAAGAAAATAATTCTGATGGTTTACCGATATTAATTGAAAACAAATTTTTAGAATCAGGTGGATACTCTGGAAATCTTTATGATATAAAAAGTGCCACACAAGATGGTGTAATATATCCATCATTAGACCCAAGTATATTTGAACTTAAATTTCCAAATGTGGATGTTGAGGGAAGAGTGATTGGTGACTCAGCGGGAGGTAGTTAATGCATTATTTTATTTTTCCAGAGTTTGATACTACACTATATCAAGCTTCTGCTAGTAGAAACACAGGACTTGATGAGATATTAGAAATAGAAAAAACTATGAATCAGTCAGGTGGAAATGTAAGAGTTTCTCGTATACTAATTAAATTTGATTTAGCTGAAATATCTAGATCTATGGTTAGAGGACAGATAGCTACAGATGCCAGATTTTATTTAAATATGTATGACGCAAATCCAACCGATTTGTCGTATAGTCAATCCTTATTTGCTTACCCTATAAGTGCTAGTTGGGTGCCAGGTGAGGGATTTAGAGCTGACAATCCAAAGACTCAAGAGGGAGCAACTTGGAATTTTAGAGATGGTATTACAGAGAAAACTTATTGGGGAAGAGCAGAGGATGCTGCAGTATCTTCTTCAGGTGGTGCTTGGTTCTCATCATCATACGCATCTCAATCTTTTGAATATGAAACAAGAGATATGAGAATGGATGTTACAGACATTATGAAAAAATGGTTGAGTGGTTCAGTAGCGAACGAAGGATTTATGGTGAAGCGTTCAGGTAGTATTGGTAATACATCATCTTCATTAGATGAAGGAAGCACAGATAGACTTGGAAATTTTGCATTCTTTTCAAGAGACACACATACTATTTATCCACCAAAATTAGAAGTTGAATATGATGATTCATCATTTACTACTGGTTCATTATCAAGTTTAGATGCAGATGATGTAGATGAAGTTACTATCTATATGAAAGGTTTAAGAGAAGAATATAAAGAAAAATCAAAAGTT